CATGGCGAAGTCCACTGCCCGGGACCTCAACAAGGCCAAGGCGGCAGATGATGACGCCCTCTGGCTTGATGAGCTTGTGGCCTATGCTGATGAGCGGGCAGGCGCTAACATCGTCGTGGTCTCTGGGACCCTCCGGGAGAACCTCATCAACATCCTTCGTGACGAGATGGTGGAGGAGCCGGGCCTTGGTGTGGAGAAGCTCACCAAGCGCATCTACGAGAAGTACAAGGAGCTGGCCAAGTGGCAGGTCAGACGCATCGCCCAGACGGAGGGCATGATAGCGATGGCGGACGCGGCCAACGTAGCAGCCGGCACCTTGGACGTCCAGTTTACCAAGCAATGGTGCATCAGCGGCCTCGGAAACACCCGGGACACCCACGAGCTGATGGACGGTGTTGAGGTGGACCAGGACGAGCCCTTCGTGCTTGCTGGTGGCAATCTCATGTATCCGCACGACACCGGCCTGGGCGCTGACGCTTCGGAGATCATCAACTGCGCCTGCTCCTGCATCAGGCGTCCCAAATGACCGGACCGTACAACCAAATGCGCACCCAAAAAAGAGCATAACCGCTTGACGCGTTGTATTTTTGCACAAGAAACCACGCACCATGAAAGAGATCCAGCATAAAACAACCCTGCACGCCATCGAGGTCAAGGCCTCCGAGGGCGATAGCAAGACCCTGCACATCAAGGCCTACGCCTGCGTCTTCGGCAACGTAGACAGCTGGGGAGACATCATTGAGCCCGGCGCCTGCGACAAGTTCCTGGCCGGGGAGGAGGCCTCCCGCATGAAGCTCTGCTACCAGCACGACTTCCAGGAGGTCATCGGTGTCATCACCGACAAGGGCGTGGACGCCATCGGCATGTGGATAGAGGCCGACATCCTCGACACCACAACCGGCATGGACGTCCAGAAGCTCATCAAGGCCGGCGCCATCAACGAGTTCTCCATCGGCTACTATGCCGACAAGTACCGCTACGAGAAGCGTGAAGGGTACGACTACGAGCTCAGGATCCTGGAGGACATCACCATCGTGGAGGTGAGTCCGGTCACCCGGGCAGCCAACCCCAAGGCCATCCTCCTGGACGCCAAGAGCGAAGACGTCAAGCGCACCCTCGAGGCCCTCAGCAATGAGGAGTTCGAGGCCCTTCGCAAGACGGTCAACAACGAATTTGCCCGGCGAGTGCTCGCCAACCTATAAGCAATTAACCCAAAACCCAATCCAGCCATGACTGAATTTGAACAGAAGGCGGAAGAAATCCGCCAGAGCGCTGAGCAGGCCAAGACCGAAGCTCAGGCCGCCAAGGCTGAAGCCGCTGCTGCCAAGGCAGAGGCAGAGGCCGTGAAGGGCAAGCTCGCCGAGAAGGAGGCCGAGCTCAAAACCGCCCAGACCAACATCGACAACCTGGATGCCTCCGTCAAGGAGCAGGCTGCCACCATCAAGGAGCTGAAGGAAGCCCAGAAGGCTCTCCGCAGCCAGGACTTCAAGACCGCCTTCCGCGCCGCCCTCGTGGAGAAGAAGGCCGACATCGAGAAGGCCCTGAACAACAAGAGCCAGAAGTTTGACCTCGTGCTCGAGCTCAAGACCGATCCGGCTCCCATTGGCACCGCTGCCATCAGCCCCAACAACCGCCTCAGCGTAGCCGAGGATCCCACCATCTACGCCGCAGTCCCTGTGGCCAACGCCTTCATCGCCGCCTTCGGCATTCGTCCCCGCACCGCCAACAAGATTGGATGGATCGAGTCCTCCAGCCAGGCCGTGGTCGACTATGTCGCCGAGCTGGCCCAGAACACCAACCTGTCCGACGTGGCCTTCTCCGAGAAGACCCGCGCCTTCGGCAAGCTGGCCACCAAGATGCAGCTGTCCACCGAGCTGGAAGACTGGTTCGAGCAGCTGTACAACTACTGTGTCAACGAGGGCATCCGCATGATCGACAACAAGCTCGACGCGGAGATCGCCAAGGGCGCAGGTAGTGACGCCGACTATCCCAACAAGATCTACGGCGTTTGGGGTCATGCCACCGCTTTCAGCGCTCTGGCCGCCGCCGCTGTCCAGGATGCCAACTACGCCGACGTCCTCATCGACGCCGCCAACCAGATCGCCAAGGAAGGCTTCAACGCCAACGTGGCCCTGGTCACCTGGAAGATCTACGCCGCCCTCAAGGCCCTGAAGGACGCCAACGGCAACTACATCTTCGACCAGGCCCGCAGCCTGCTCGGAGGCCTCCGCGTTCTCCCTACCACCCGCCTCAGCGACACCGCTGGCGCCGGCTCCAACGAGTCTGAAGCTCTCGTGGCTGACAGCAGCTGCGTAGAGATCTACGCTGGCAACAGCTTCGAACTGGAGTTCATCCGCAACGGCGCCTACGACGCCTACGACGTGTACTTCCGCAAGGCCGCCCAGGTCAAGGTCGCCACTCCCAACAAGAAGGGCGTCATCAAGATCGCGGCCCTCGACACCGCTGTGGCAGCCCTCCTGAAGGACGGCGGCAACGCCGGTGCCCTGGGTGACATCGCAACCGCCACCGGCAAGCTGGCCGGCGCTGTCAACGCTGACAAGCAGGTCGAGACCCACCCCAACACCTAATCCATGGCTACGTTCAGAGTCATCAAAGCTCATGACGGCATAGAGGCCGGGACCATCAAGGTCCTGGCCCCAAGCCGTCTTACGGCCAAGATGGTCCAGAACGGCTGGTGGGAGGAGGTCGTGGACGACCAGCCCAAGCCCGAAAAGCCCAAACCCCAAAGCAAGAAAAAGAAATGATCCAGGTGAGAGTCACGCAGAGCGGACAGCCTACGGCCGCCCAGCTCACTGCCTTCAAGCAATACGCCAGCGTCCCTGACGATGCTCAGGACGCCGTGCTTGAGAAGCTGCTCAAGCAAGCGATGCTCAAGGTCCAGGAGTTCAGCGACCGGGCCCTTCTCGCGTGCACGCTCGAGCTGGTCATTTCTGACATCGCCGCCGGGGAGCGGGTCAAGCTCTACCAAGGTGCAGCGGCCGTCGTGTCGGTGGAAGACGAGGAAGGCGGAAACGTCGACTACATTCTTTGCCCCGATGGCCTGTACCTCCGGAGAGCTTGCAAGGCCGCCAAGATCATTTACACCAATTCCGTCAACGAGCACGAGGCAGACAGGCTGCTTCCCGTAGTCTGGCAATATGCCACGGCCCTCTACGACGGAGCTGAGCCGCAGGATCAGGCAGCCATCCTCAAAACCTGTTACGGACTGATTTAGCATGAGACGAGAGACCCAAGGAGCCCGGCGCTTCAACGACAAGATCACCCTGACCCAGACTACCTCAACCGTAGAGCTGGGTCACGCTGCTGTCGGGAAGCCGGTCGCGGTCCTTGAGGTCTTCGCCTCGGTCCGGCAGATGTCCGCTACGAAGGCGATGCTGACCTTCCAGCAGGCAGATGTAGTCGGAGTGGACATTGAGCTGCGCAAGCCCAATGTCTCCTTCGATGGCATCGTCTGGAGAGGTCACGACATCCACTTCCCTACGCCTGAAGACGTAGACAACCGCGGCCGTTACCTCCGCATCAGCGGCTGGTACCAGGTCGACAATCCTCGGGTCTGATGGCCGGCCCCTTGGGAGTCGAAGGCCTTGATAAGCTGCTGAAAGCCTTCGACAAGACTGAGGAGGACGTCCGCCGGGGAGCGATGGAGGGACTGCAGAGAGCAGCACTGAACATCATAGCAGATGCGCAGGTCAACCTCCGGGATAACGGCTCCGTAGTCACCGGCCTTCTCCGCCAAAGCGGCAAGGTCCAGAAGGTAGACGAGGAGACCATCGATGCAGGATTCTTTGACACTCAGAACAGGCAAAGCGGCTATGCCTACTTTGTCGAGTACGGAAGACGGGCAGGACGGATGCCTCCCCCTGACGAGCTGGCCCAGTGGGCCTACAAGAAGTTCCACATCGGAGACAGGAAAGCAGCCCGGGCTATCGGATGGGCAATGGCCGTCAAGATAGCCAAGTCTGGAACAAGCCCCCATCCGTTCTTTGCTCCGGCCATAGACAAGAACAAAAGCCGACTCGTCCAGGCTATAAAGGACGCCATTAACCGCAAGATATGATGAGCATCTTCTCCAGCATATTCCAGTGGAAGCCCAAGCATCAGGTGAGTGCCTACCGCCCGATGACCGGCGCCATCCTTGACCGTTTGGCCAGGGAAGGCATCAACACCGGAGGGACCGCAGGCTATCCCCGTGTGGAGGTGCATTCCATCCGGGAGGGAGAGAGGCTTGACAAGGAAGGCCAGCTCCGTCAGATGACGTTCATCGTGGAGTCCATTAGCGATTGCAGCCTCAGTGAGGCCGTCAGCATGAACGACGAGAACCTCGAGATGCTCACCGGCCAGGACTTCCAACTCGATGACCACTGGGTCTGCATAGGCATCGTTCCTGCCCAGCTCCAGGACCTCACCGAGACCACCGACACCAAGAAAATCCTCTACCGGATCCTCCAGGAGGTGACAGCCTATGTCACCATGCTGAAGCAGGAAGACGCTGCGCTCAGTTACAACGACACCCGTTTGGTCTTCGGAGACCGTGTGAATCAATACGAAATCAGAAAAGGCTAACAATTAAAACCAGATACAACAATGGCACAACTTGGAAACACCCGCCGCGTCTATATCGTGACCGGCACCACCCCCACCTATACCGTGCTGGCTGGTGAGCAGACCAACAGCGTCAACCGTACCGCTGAGGCCATCGAGGTCTCCGACAAGAGCTCCGACTGGGCTCAGTTCATCTCCGGCAAGAAGGGCGCTACCGCAGAGGTGACCGTCTTCCTCAATGACCTGAGCAGCGACAAGCAGCATGCTGTCCTGCAGGCCCTGGCCGCCGGCTCCACCGTCAAGGTATTTATCGGCACCCTGGCCAACAGCGCCCCCTCTGAGGGTGACCTGTTCGACGCCATCGTCACCGCCATCAGCGACACCAACGATGTAGGTGCAGTCTCCACCCGGAACATCAGCCTCACCGCTACCGGCGCTGTTACCCATTACCCTGCCCTCTAAATCCGTTGAGCTATGGCAGTCTTGGGAAACAGCCGCAAGGTTTACATAGCAGCCGGCGCCTCCGGAACTCCGGAGGCCTGGCTCGCCGGTGAGCAGAACAACAGCGTGAACCGGACGGCCGAGGCCATCGAGGTAAGCGACAAGAGCTCCGAATGGGCGCAGTTCATTGCCGGCAAGAAGGGGGCCACTCTCGAGGTGACCGCCTTTACCAACGATGTGAGTGGAGGTCCGCAGTACGTAGCGCTCAATGCGCTGCATACCGGTGGTTATGTCCGCATCCTCGTCGGGGATGTCGAGGACGGTTCAATCATTTCCGGCGACCTCGCTACTGGCGTCATCACCGCAATCAGTGACACCAACGACACCGGCGCGGTGGCCAGTCGTACTATCAGCATCACTATCACTGACTCCCTGACGCATATTGCAGAAGAAGAAGAAGAAGAATAAAACGACGTAGTGATGATAACACTGAGGAGAGAAATCCAGCTGAAGGAAGGGGTGAAGGTGGAAACGCTTTTCACCCCTCACCTCTTTAGCTACAAGGATGTGAAAGGACTGGCCCTGGAGACCGGTGACAACCCCGTCCAGGTGATGGAGACTTACGCGGATCTCTACTACCTTGCGGCCATCAACGCCTGGGAGCTGGACGGCAAGGGAACGGTCGAGGATTTCCCTTTCACCAGGGGGGACTTCCACGAGTATGCCGCAATCAATCCGAGAGTCTTCGGCAAGGACGTCGATTTTGCCGTTATGGCGCTTACCGGGAAGTCGGCTAAGGAATTAGTCATCGAGAAGGAGAAAGTGGAAAATTCGGCCACTTCTGAGGCTCCAGAGAGTAAAAAAAAAGCATTTCGCTGGATTGGCCGTCTATTGAAGCGTTCCTCGTAGGCCGATGCGGTCTTACTGAACGGCAAGCTGCCCTGACCGGCTACCACGAATATGAGCTCCGGCTGAAGGGGAAGGAAGAGGAGATACATGAGCACTGGGCCCTGGCCCGCTGGCTCGCCTGGCAGGAGATGCTTCTAAGCCCCAACATCAAGCCGGCCCACAAACCGAAGACGCCCCAATCCTTCTGCCGCTTCCCCTGGGAGCAGGAGAACATCAAGGAGCTGGAAGAGAAGGCCAGACAATATCAAGTGACTCCGGAGGAGGAGTCTGCCCTCAACAAGATCTTACAAGAATGGGAGGCCTCAAAGGCCTCAAAGACCACGAAGGAACATGAGCAAGATAGGTGATCTGTTTGTCCGGCTTGGACTAAAGAAGGACGAGTTCTCCAAGGGCATCAAAGAGGCCAAGAGGGAGTCTTCGTCTTTTGTTGATTCCATGAAGAATATCGGCGTCAAGGGCAAGATAGCCTTTGCCGCCGTCTCTGCTGCCATCGCCGGCACTATCGCTGCTGTCAAGCAGCTGGCGCAGCAGAACCAGATATTGGGAGACGCGGTGCAAAAGACTGGCGCCGGTCTCTCTGCCATGTGGGACACGATGAAAACCGCCATCGCGGCCCTCGACTTTTCCAATCTCATCGACAATCTCCGGGAGGCTAACCGCCTGGCCCGAGACCTCTATGACGCTCAGGACGCCATGGGTGAGATTGGCACCAGCTACAACATCTCCCTGGCTCAGCAGCTGAAGCACATCAACGACCTCAAGCTCGCTCTCCGTGACCAGACCCTCTCCGACGAGGAACGTGTCAAGAAGGGCGAAGAGCTGCTGGCCATCTACAAGAAACTCGAGCAGAACCCCACCCGCGGACTCGGCAACGTGAAGGACGCCACGCTGGACTACTACATGCAGCGCATGGGAGTCAACATGAACAACCGGACGGATGCTCAGCTCGCGGCCATGCGCAAGAAGTACGTCGACTTCTTCAAATGGCTCGGCACTGCGGAGGGTGAGAACTATAGCAACGCCGCCCAGCAGGTGATGAAGAGCGGCGGCCTCAACTCCTATCTGGGCAGGACCTATATGGCTAATGCCGAGAAGGCTGGCCGGGGTGAATATGCCAGGCTGGCCGCCAGCTATAACTCCAAGATGGGGGACAAGGACCGTGAGGCTATCGAGAAGGCCGTGGTGGAGTACTATCAGCAGGAGGCCAAATATTCTGCCGAGACGCTCCGCATCCAGACTCAGATAAATGCTATCAAGTCCCAGCAGGCGGAGAGCAGCACCCCGTCCGGTCAGAGGTCCCAGGCCGACATAGAGAGGGAGCAGGCAGAGAAGATCCAGAAGAGAGCGGAGGATGCCGCCAAGAGCGAAATTCAGCTGCTAACGGAGAAGTACGAGCAGGAGAAGGGCCTCCTGGAGCAGTACGGTATCGACACCATCGCCCTCTACGATGAGTACATCTCCAAGCTCAAGGGCCTGCTGGACACCAAGCTAACCGACAAGGTCATCAAGATTGACTTCGAGGTGGACGAGGCTGACCTCAGTGATGTGGACGACGAGATACAGGCCTTCATCGATGAGTTCATCATGGAGTACGAGGATAAGGTCGCAAGGATCCAGGAGCTATCCAATGCTTTCGCTGACGCTGTGACCTCCGGCTTCTCCAGCGGCTGCCAGGAGATGGCTGAGCAGCTCATGGGTCTCTCCGAGCTCAACGCAGGCGCAGTCTTCCAGGCTCTCCTCAACCCTCTGGCAGACATGGCCATCAAAGCTGGTGAAATCATCATGGCAGAAGGTATTGCCACGGAGGCCGCCAAGAGTGCCATGGAGACCTTCGGCGAGACTGGCTGGGGAGCTGTGGCCGCCGGTGCCGCTCTCGTCGCTGCAGGTGCTGCTGCGAAGGCGGGCCTCAAGGCCATCGCCGCCACCGGAGGAAAGAACACCAGCGCATCCTCATACAGCGGCAGCTCCGGGTCCTCCGGAACGCAGACCATCGAGACGGAGCTCACCGTCAATGTCAGGGGAACCATCAGAGGCTCTGACATCGTGCTTTCTGGGCAGAAAACCGTTAACTCTTGGGGACGATAAGCTATGGCAACCTACTACCTGAAATACTACGCGGAGATACTGAACTTCCGCGGTCAGCTGACCAGAGTCGAGATACATCAGCGCGGCGCCCAGCCTGCATCCGTCCTCCAGATAGGGGACGTTTGTGGTCTTGTGCTGGAGCTGCAAGGAGGGCAGGATGACGTCTTCACTCCCATCCTCAAGACACAGGCCCGCCTGTCCATGATCTCCAGCGACGACAAACCCACTGCCGGCGGTGTCAAGTACGGAGACTGGAGCGAGTTCTACACCCCCGACTCCACGCTCTACAAGGTCATCATCAAGACCAAGCCCGACGAGACCGCGGAGTCCTGGGAGACCCGCTGGACGGGCTATATCACTCCGGACAGCTGGCAGGAGGGGCTGGAGTACCGCAGCTCCATCAGCATCACCGCCCGTGACAACATCGGTCACCTGCAGGACTTCGACTTCGTTGAGAACATCCCAGCAGGCGTTGATGAGTACGGACTGCTCAGCATTCGCGCCCTGATCAATGCCGCCATGGAGCTCATCGACATGCCCATGGAGCTGCAGACCAACGTCTACCCTGGCGACATCGTCGGAGACGGCACGAGCATCCTGGACTCCATGGTGTCCGTGCAGAAGTTTGACGGAGACGACTGGTACCAGGTCTTGGAAGACGTGCTGGACTCCATCGGCTACAGCCTGCGCTATACCGACCAGAACCGCGTCACTCTGGCCCCCGTCCGTCACCTTCCCCTGACGGGCGAAGAGACCCAGGGCACTCCCATCGTGATGGAGTTCTATGGCGGCGACGGAGCCGTAGTTCCCGCCGTGAAGAAAGTCGTGGAAGAACATGCCTACAACTACGAGGCAGAGGCCGGCCTGGCTGTCAACGGTGAATACTCCGTCGGAGAGTATAATCCCTACACCTACAAGTGCTACATCGGTGTCAAGGGCTCCCAGCAGGTCGCAAGGAACCCCATCTACCATGAAAACGCTCCCTATGCCAAGTTGACCGACCCGGGCAACACCGTGTGGAAGGCTGGCGCCGACTTCTGGAAGCCCGGCCCGGCATCTGCGCTGATGAAGATCCTGGAGGGAGACGGGTGGGACAACTACATCTTCCTCGCCGCCAATGGCCTCGATGGTCAGAGAGGCGAGAGTGCTGGAACTGACCTCCGCACGCAGTCCTTCCGCTTCCACTGCGGCACACCTGACGTGACGCTCAGGCTCTACTTCAACCGCACCCCTGTGTCCGTAGCCCATTGGGGCTCCAGCTGGGACCCGCAGCCG